TTAAAAGTTCTGGTGTCCACTTTTGTAGAACACCATCCCTTTTTACATTTGGATTACCTAGGTAGCTTTCTATCTGGTTCAGCATCTATGATATCATCCTGTTGTAGCATCTTTTGAATATCAGCAGTGGATCCAAGGAAATAGTTATTTTGCTGATTTTCAACTTGCTTCACCTCATCTTTTTTATCCATCTCTTTTTGCTTTTTGTTTAAATCCATCAGTCGATCATTCACGTCGGACACATTTTTGATCATACCTGATAGGACTTCGTAAGCACGAGGGTGCTCACTTTCGCGAGCAACCTCTATCATATTTTCCAAGGCGTCTTTACCTTTTTCAATTAATTCATAATATGTTTCACGAGAATAATCGTAATCATTCTTCACATTATCTTTTTCATCAGCCATAATTAGTGTGCCTTAAATACTTTACCTGTTCCACTTGTTGGTGGTGAATATGTACAATCAGTACCGGTTTTAACGGTAAGATCAATGTCCATATATTTGTAATCACCTGCAATTCTACCAGCAGCTGAATCCTTTGCTGATGGGTCCCAGATTGGTGAGATGTAGATGTGATAAGGATCCTCGGTTGGTTCCAATGCCCATCCACCACGAATTGCCGAGTCATCTGCTGGATCAAAGTTTCTCATACCTTGTTCCAGTGACGATAAGTTATTTATTGAATCAGCTTTAGCCCATACACCATTTTTACCAAAATATAATCTATTATTGCTTGTGGTTGAATCCTGCACTCCATCAATAGCAAACATAAAGATATCACCATCAACAACCTCACTGATGTCACTATCATTTGCTGGGTGTATGTTTAGATATGATGCATAATGTGGATTACTTAGATTATAACCGTTAGGTTGATAATAATTTGTGGTGAGAATAGCTTTTGAGGTGATGGAAGCCATTCTACCAATAACAGATTCAAATCCTCCAGCTGTTGCCCAGCCTTCTGGTGCAATGGTTATTTCAATTTCACCACCTAATCCTGCCGCTGGTTGTACTGGAAATCTGTTCCAATCATAGTTACTACCAGAACCGCCACCACCAATGCCACCCTGGCCATTATTATTAAAAGTGGTTTGAACACCATTACTATCCACCTGTTTTGGATACTTATTCATATGTATCTCAAAATAGATTCTTTGATTTGCTTTTAATGGTTGGGACACAATTGTTTCTGAACCATCACCAATTCCACCAGGTAAAAGACCTGAAGCAATTGCAGAATCATTTAATTGGAATCTGTGTTGTAGTCTACCATCAATATCCCAGGTATCTGGTTCAACAAAAGTTGCATCTGAATACCATCCTTGTGATTGTGCAAAAACTCCACTACCAATTCCTAGCCCTTGAGGATCAAATGTGATAGGTCTGGATAAACCTGGGAATCTTTTTGCCAATAATTCAAGAAGCTCGTTATTGCTAAAAGTAGTAAGCCTTAGGTTAGGGTTTGATGCAATGCTAGGATGCACAGAATTACCAAGAGAGGCAGCTATGATACTTCCTAATGATTGTGTAACGGTTCGTCCTGTAAACCAGTTATATGTTTGTCTTGCCATTGTTCCTCTCCTTATTTCCAAGTAGTGATGATTAGATCATGACCACTGTCCATACCCATCGTGAGAGTAACAGTGTCACCGCCGGATAATGTAAAGTCATACAGCTCGTGAAGTAACATACCATTTTTATAAACCATGATTGTTGCTGAGTCGTATGCTAATGTATTTGATTGTAGATCAGCACCAGTAAATATGGTGTCACCAGAATCTGCCTCATAAAAGAACTTATAAAACGAAGGTGTTCTTGCGTCTATGTAAGCTGAATCAATTAACTCTGTTCTATATGCTGAATCAACTATATTTGTAACATATGCAGAGTCAATAATTCCTGTTACATATGCTGAATCGGCCCTTGCAAGGATATATGAGGAATCAATAATTGATCTTACCCCATTAGAGTCCTGCACTCTGTTATCAAGGTCTGTGAAGTTCCCGTCAAGTTCCGCAAACGAGAGTTCACTACCTTTCGTGTTTCTCAGTGTAATTGTCATTTTTTTCTCCTGTTACGCAACTTGACTATGCGTTTAACGGTGTCCATGTTTCACTAAACCCATAATCACTATCTGGTAGACCAATTGTTGTCAACGGGTCTGGTTCAACAGTAAGTCTCTCAACCTCAATATCTGAATCTGCTAGCCCTGTACCAATAAATGCAACATCTGCAATAGACTTGCGAATGATATCGCTTTCTGCAATGGCACCATAGAAACTTACTTTCATCTCAAAATCTAATGTATATATGATAGTCCTTCTTGCCTCCATAGGACCTTCAAAGTCATCACTAAATGTTAACCCTTGAATAATAATCGGAATATCCTCTTTAAAATCCGGATATTCTGAGGCAAATGGTTTTATGGTCAGTGTGTACTGTGGGTTAAATGTAGGCAATATTTGCTCTACAAGCTGCAGTGCATCGTCCTGGTTCTTTGCATATATGTTCAGCTGAAAGTTGATGTTATATGGAACCGGCGCGTTAAACTTCTGCCTTGTCTCCCTTGTTGTACCACCACTTGAAAATTTACTTGTCTTTGTTAACTGTCTTGTGTTGTCATATGTAAACGATGTAATTTCGAATGACATTCTAGGAAGCTTTAGAGCCACCTTTGTATCAGTGTCAAGGTTTACATTTTGTCTGATTCGTTCTAGATACTTCATCCTTGGTGCATACGCCAATGGAACCTTAAGTTGGTTCAACACACCACCAGATGAGTTCTTACGAATTACATATAAATTGTTAAACAGTCTCCCAAATATTGAAACTGATTTCCGGATCTTTTCATGATAGAAATGTGTACCAAACATTATTGATTCTCCGGATCACCAAATGGATTGTCCTCAGAGAAGTCCAAGAAATCATCTGAGAAATCACTAAACACTTCATTTTGTTCTGTTTCAGACACCTTGTTTACCTCTGTAACACTATGAATAGCAAATCCATTCACGGAACCATTTGTTGTATTTATTAGTGTACCTGTTGCTGCAGTGAAAGGTCTTACCATAGTATAGTTGGAATCAAATGAATGATACTTACCATCATCTCCACCAACATGAGCAAGGTTGAAGCAACGATATGGTGAACCAGCAGATTCCATCTCAATACCAACAATCTCACCTGAAATGGTAACACCACCAGAAAGTGTTTGTGTTACTGTATCACCAATTGAATAGTCACTATCAACTGCAGAACCACCGATAAACTTAATTGTTGGTATCTGTGTATAGTTTCTACCAGAATCCGTAATTGTAATTGAGCTTACAGCACCAAATGAATCAATTACTGCAGTTGCCGTTGCGCTGTCACCAATTGGAACACCTCGGCCACTATCAGCACCACCGATAAATTCTATTGTTGGTGAGAAACCATAGTAAGTTCCACCGGTAAGAACCGTGATACTTGATATAGCTTCACCCGAGTCAACATAGTATGGCTGATGATAACCTTGAACAACATAGTTACTGTCAATGGTAATTGATACCGTAGGCGCAGCCGGTGCAATGGTGCAAACTCTGTACTGGTATGAACCATCCTGCTCAATTGCCTGGATATCATCAACAGCTGTATCAAAGTCCTCACCAGTGTACTCAAACAATGTACAACGAAGTTTATATACAGGCAGATTTTCAATTTGGTAGAATGGTTGTTCATGTTCCACGTGTTGAACCTGGAACATCTTGTTTGTCAAAGGTATGTAGATCAGGTCACCTTCTGTAGGTCTATCATTTGTGATACCTGATGTATCGTACCTATGAATCTGTCTGGACCATCTACTTCTGGAAACAACAAGTGTAACCTCATCGCGAATCTCTACACCAAACCTGGTAAAGAGATCACCCTCTCCATCAAAGCCTTCAACATTTTCAATGTACATCTCAATTTTGTGTGTCTGAGGAAAGTTGGATGTAGGGTCATCACCAAATAGTGTGTCTTCGTTAACTAAATGTCTCGGAAGGTAGTATACATCTTGACCATAGATCTTAAGGGCCTCAATTACAAGGTCCTCATAAAGATCCATCTCAGATCTTACTTTTTCCGAAAAATAAAAGTTACGAGCCATTATATTATCCTATAAAGAAATCTGCCGGAAATTCCCACTCAAGTCGTATGCTCTCCCTTAACTTTTCTATCTCTGCAGTTGCATCATCATATAGTTGTCTACCATTAAATGTTACACCACCTGGAAGTTGCACGCCTTCAAATTTGATTAGGTTCATGCCCCACTGCTGTTTGATAAGAGCAGTTGAATATTCCTTTAACCAAAGGTCGTTATAGATTGATGTGTGTGTATCTGGGTCAATAAGGGTATAAACCTCCGCGACAATGTACTCACCAACCTGAATATCTCCGTCTGCAATATCACCAAAGATATAAAGCCTGTCCTGATGCCGTGACCAATGGACCTGTGGGGTGCCATTGAGTTTCATGTCAAGTATTGAAAGATATTGTTGGAGTTGTTCGTAATATGCCAGGTCACCAGCAAAGTTTTGCATATCAGCAATATCATTCAACATCATCTGATACTTAATATCAAACATATTAAATGATGTACCGAAGGCAGATGACATCGGAAACATTCTATTTACTGTAAGAACATTTGATGAAATTGGAATATATTCGTTGGCAACATCAGCGGCTGTTACCTGATGTTTTAGATATGTCTTAATTGTAGCGTCAGAGTGAAACTCCTGCCAGTATTGTATAGCCTCATCAATACGATCCTCAATCTGATCATCATCAACATTGATTTCTAATACTGGGTCACCGAGACGACGCTTACAATAATCTATTAGATCTTGTCTGCTAGCAGGAATAGCCATAAAATAGTCTCCAGGTAAAAATTCTTTTGACTATTTATATGTTTTTATAGCTCAAACTCTGCAGTTGGTGGAGTAAAGTTGGCGGTGTATCTTGCATATCCTTTAGTGACTCTGAGATCCTGCATAAATCCTATGAGATAATAATTAGCACCTTGTGAACCTATATTCATCGATGTAGTACTGAGATTATAGTCGTCAGTATGTGTTCCTGGTGTGCCTACCGCAGTGCCATTTACGAAGAGATAAACTGTACTACTTGATCTTACAAATGCAACATGATACCATGAACCAGTGGTAATACCTGATGGAGTGTTATAATCCCATGCTACACCTGCACGGCCAAATCCTATATCTGTGCCATTTCTAAATCCAAAGAAAAGACCACCCGAACCGGATGCAGAGATGATGAAATAATCTCCAGTCATTTGTTGTAGATATATCCATCCTTCAATTGTAAAATCACCAGTCCCAAAGTGGTATATTTCACTGCTAGGAACAGTTATGTATGCACCATCACCAGAAAAATACCAGGATGATGATGTGGTAAATTTCCTCTGATTTGTGTTTGATCTTATTCGATCACCATATAAGTCTGTATTTGAAGTAAGAACATTGCCAGCAGCTGCATCATAGATATTTGCATCTGACTTGTTATTCATTAGTAATGTTGTCTGACTACCTGTATGAGATAGTGGTGCAGTAGGTGGGGTGAAATCTGAAGTATATTGTGCCGTCCCTTTTATGATACGAACATCAGCAATATGACCACTTGCCTTACTAAATGAAGCACCTTCACCAATCATTAAGATACCTGATGTATTATTGAAATCATAACTTCCAACACCACCACCAGTATCAGACGTTGTTAATGAAACACCATTTACAAATATTCTAACAGTTGTTCCACTTCTAGTCACTGCTATGTGATTCCAAGCATCAACAACTAAATTAGATGTAACAGATGTGTATTGTGCAACACCATGTCTACCAAATCTAAGATCTGTGGCACCATATGCTGTTAAATACCAATGACCACTGGTACCACTTGATATTGATGTGCCATTGGATAATATAGCCTGTCCACCAGAACCAGAAAATGTAGTATAATTAACCCAAGCTTCTACTGTAAAATCACCAGTACCAAAAGCAAAGTCAGACGAATTACTGACTTGCATATAATCGCTTGTTCCATCAAAATAAACAGAACCACCAACATCATCTGCTGTCCATGGCGAATAATCTATCGGACCAAATGGTACAGTGTGAGTATTACCTGCTATATTTAGATCCACACCACTTGATACATCTTTTAAGTATCCGTTCTCTTTTCTTAATAAAAATACTGTATATGCATCATCTGCCAATGAATCTGTTGGTGGAGTGAATGTAGTCGTATAACGAACATTCCATGAAACACGAATATCCGTCATATAACCACCAAAGTAGTTACCAGGAGAACCACCATTAGCACCATCAAATTCAGCACCAATACCAAATTCAAGAGCAGATAAAGCGGCATTTGGTGTAAAGGAAGTTGATCCTACACTCACGCCATCATAGTAAACTGTAATGTTTGTTCCATTATAAACAAGAGCAACGTGAGTCCAAGTGCGATCTGAAATAATATCAGATAGGTTGTATATGGAGTTATTTAACCAAAGAGCATCATTAGAAGCAGAAGCAGCATTACCCCATAGGAAAGTATTGTAACCATCAGAAGATCTTGATAATCCGATTGGAATTGGATATCCAGATGTCCAAGTACCTGTTCTATAAATCCAAAACTCGATAGTCCAATCGTCTGTAGTAGATGACCAATGTGGTGATATTCCGTCAAATGCAGTTTTGGGATTCATATAATCCCCACTACCATCAAAATAGATACTATATCCACCTGAACGATATGGACTAAATGTTGATGCCTGAGGGTCACCAGTTTCCGTAAATCCTGTTGATACGTCACTTGAATTTTGGTAAGTAATTGCATCATTATCAAGACTATTACCAGTTGCCTTTACCAATAATATGGTTTCAGCAGATGAATCAACAATAGTTGAAAATGTAAGACTAAAATCTGCACTGTCAAAGGCAAGATTCACCCCATCACTTGTCTTAAATGTTAAAGTAAATGTGCCAGAAGTTGCCCCACTATCTTCTGATAATGGGCGAATGGTAAAGACAGAAGAATCCTGAGATATGGCATATTTACCAATACCATTACCATCTGATTCAACACTGTACGTTAAACCAGACCCAGGGGTATCCGAATCAACAGCAACAATTGTGACAGTGGAGGTTGTGACACCATCATTGGCTAATGTAATGGTACCGGATGGAGACAAGGTCATTGTGGGTGATAACGTGATCAGCGCCTTGTTATACCAACCAGAACCATCAGAGATATATAATCTACTGTTTGCACTGACATATGCCTGTTGGCCAACACTCAGTCCGGATACTGGTAGAGAATCAAGCGTGGAATAAAACACCAAAGCTGGTGTTACATTTGAAGAAACATAGGCAGAATCTACAGCATCAAATGTGGTTATGAGTGCTTCATTGTTAGTGTTGGCAAGTTCAGTCTTACCAAGCATATCTGCTATGTCACGAGATCTACCCATCGTACTATCCTAAACTGTCTATCATTTCGACACTATACCAACCTGACCCATTAGAGATATAGTATCTATTATTTGCAGAAACGAATGCCTCATCCCCTGCAGTGAGTGATGATGTTGGTAACGAATCAAGAGTAGAGTAATAAGTTAATGCTCCTGCAGATGCAATTGAAGTCACGTACGCTGAATCAACAACACTCGTGTCATCGATCGTGAGTATCCTATTATTCTGTGGATTGGTAATTTCAGTCTTACCTAAAATTGCAGCAATGTCTCTTGTTCTACCCATTATTCTCTCTACGTTTTCAGATAAATTCTTTCGCCACTGGTAAATTGAGTACCACCTGCATCTACTGTTAATCTTGTTGTTGGATTGCCTGTATATATTTGACCACCGTTTGATATTAGTGTTCCTGATCCCGGACTTGTGCCTGCGTGTGTATATGAAATTGCAGTGTTTGCTGCAGTATAACTATAGACACTGTATGGTCTAAACGAAGACCCAGCAGTAATTCCGGCATTCACGGTATTACTCCAACCAAGTGTAGTGTTTTGGATAGCGAACATATAATAAATATAATTTGGTCCAGTATGACCAGGAACGGTGCCACTGTTTTTTCTTACACTAAAAGGCTGACCATTATTCTTTTGGAATGTCAGGGTTGTGTATTGTTGCATAGGAACAGTTGTTGTGTTCGTACCACCATCATATGTTGGATTACTGACAACGAAAAAATTGGCGCCTGTAGTTTGATAAGTTGTATCAAATGAAATTGCCGATCCGTTTGTATAGTAACTCGTTTGATTACCTTGTACAGTAAAATTGTATGTAGTTCCTGGAGTTCCTCCAATAGTTTGTGTATTTCTTTTATAGTGTGTACTAGCACCGGTATATGAACCTGAATACCACCTAGCATTAAATGCACCTGAACCGATATTGTCAAACCCTGTAGCAAGATAAGAATAAGTTCCAACAAGATATAGTGTTCCTGCACCTGCTGCATACGGCCACAGGTAATTAGTATTAATTGTATTAGTTGAAGGATCTAGATGATAATACTGAGCAGTGCTTGCATTGGTTACAAAATATGTTCCGCTATACGAAAACGCATATCCACTAACATAGGGATAAATGGTTCCATTCCCCACGAGTTTAATTGGCCCAAGATAAGTAGCCGCATTTGTTACTTGACTTGAACTGGCAGGCCCACCAGCACTGTAAGTTACACCTGTCACTTCACCATATCTTGTATAACCAGCTTCATCACGACCTAAGTTACCAGAGGTAACTACGTTTGATGCCGCTATGATTTGACCGGTACTTACTGTACTACTTAAATCTGCATCACTATAAATTATTGAACTTGTCGATGTGAAACTTGTACTTTCTGTACCACGATAGGTTAGGTTTTCCATTGTAATATCGGTAATGGTAGCATCATTACCATTGTTATCATTTATCACATCAGCATCTTGAAAGATATTAGTTACATCACTATCAACATAAACTCGAGTTGTAGTAGAACTTAACAAGGATGACACGTATACATCTGTTGGAGTTAAGATAAACCCTTTATCAATCGTGAAACTCTTCACTGATGTTGCTAAGTTGACTTGATCATTTGCACTAAAAGTGATTGTAAATGAGGTTGCTTCATTTGCTGAATCATCACTTATCGCAAGAGCAATGACACTTGAATCCCTAGAAAATGTTAATACAGCACTGTCAGTAATATTTGATGGAGATATTGTGGCACCAAATGTTATGATGTCAAGATTCTCAAAACTATCAGTGACCTGAATAGTCATGGTCAAACTTGAACTATCATTCAATGCACTATCGTAATTTAATATGTTGATTGTTGGGGGCGTGTTGACAAGAAGTGCATTATGCCAAGAACTATCAGCGATATAAAATCTATTGTTTCCTGTCACCCAAGCACGATCACCATTGCTAGGGCTTGCCGGAAGAGAATCAACAGTGCTGTAAACTACAACACCATATTGATTGATAATATCATTTGCTATCGTAGGAGTCAGAGTTGAAACTTCACTGCTATCAAATGCAAGTCTTTTATTGGTAACATTAAATCCTTCGGTCTTACCAAGAAACGCAGCGATATCTCTTACTTTGCCCATGGATTAACTCCATGATTCTGGATCAGCAACTGCTCCACCGCCACCGCCACCACCTTCAGCAGCGATCTGACGTGCTCTATCTGCAGAGTCATAACCAATTGGGAATACCGGAGGTTGATTCGGAGATATTGTAACACGATTTCCTGGCCATGGACCAAAATCTGAATCACGTTTACTTGGGTCTACACCAAATCTATCTTTATGATTAATTGGCATCATATCGTATGATTCAAACCGAATTAGATTATTACTAGATCTATTATTTAAGAACATATCGTATGCACGACCAGAATCAAATATACTATTGCTGTCCATAGCATGGAGGTCTTGGGTGTGAACATAGTCACTATCAATTGTTTGACCCTTACCATAGATATTATAGGCATCGATACCACTCCCACCGGATTCAAAGTGGTTACTAGCATTGTCTATAAATCCATAGAATATCGGAAAGTTATTTTGACCAGGATGAATTAAACCGCCAACACTATCAAAGGTATATGTTGTTGGCGCACCACCAGATGGGTCAATTGTAATTGCATCTGCTAACTGCCAAGCACTCGCACCAACAAGTGCTAATTCATCCTGATATTGACTATCAGATGTACCAACTTCAACCGTGATATGTTTGGGAATATCATTGAAATCGCCCTTAAAATCTGGTGGGCCATCATGATATTCTGCCATATTTGTATACAGCTTATAGAAATGATTTGGCTTAAAGTAAGACATTAGATACCAAAGCTAGCTACGATATTAAACTGACTGCTTCCTGTAACAGTAATTGTTTCAGAAACAGTACCACTGGTTGATGTTGTGACCTCCTTAGATTGTGTACCATTGTCGAATTGAGCATCAGTGCCGATGATGTTTAATTGTACTTTTGATTTTACATTTCTGCCTCTGATACCAAGAGCCTCGACGGTCAACGTCTTATCGATATTAGAACCAGAATATGTGATTGTATCGGTTGTCACGTTACCAGCAAGTGCGACAGAGAATGGTGTATTCATTGTCCACATATGCAAGTTGCCACCATAACCATTTGTACCACCAAGAGCAGTGATGTTTGCAGTAAGAGCAAAGATCTTACCATGCTTATCAATACCCATTGATACAACTCTATGAGGTATGGTATTTACATGAACCCAACCCATAAACGAACCAGCACCATTAGATGCAGTCGGATTACCGTTAAATCCTGGAACAGTGTACGCACTGTTATAACTACCAATGGCAGTTTTATTAAATGCATCAGCCCCAGTAGTATTCGTGTTACCAATATAGTACACATATCTTGAAGTGGTTAAGGACTCATCTAACTGATTATGAACATCATATCCTCTACACTCGTAGATGTAGGTGTTATTCTGACATATTGCTGCTATGAGTGTGCGTTTTTCGTCTAACCAAACCCAGTTTTGTGGAGTTTCTGGGACAGTTGTAAATCCTCTCCAATACAATTGTGTCTGAGCAAATCCACTAGTCCACGCATTAGGTTCTTGTTTCCATTGCCATGTATAAATTCTTCTATGTCTAGCATTCGACGAGCCATCTGCTCTACCATCTACACCATATGCTGGGAACAAAGAGTGCAACTGATTACAGATACCGTTACCATTTGAACAAGCTGCACCAGTATAATCCGGACCATACATTTCACCGTTATTTGCATCGTATATGCCATGCCAATCAAATTGTACTGCAGCAAGACCTGGTTGTTTATTTATCGCCTGAGATCCACCAAGATTTTCAGGGTTCATTCCTGAACCCTGAAAATCTGTCCAACCAGCTGCATCATTATTGTAGAAATACATATAAGGCTGAGATGTAGAGGTGGTGTAACCACCATATGAAACCGCATTAGTGCCAGTATCCATTTTTATCATATTATGAGTAGGATAATCTTGACCTGTAAATGTTGGGAACATCAACCATCGATATGCACCACTTGATGCCAACATCCATTTACTTGGTCCTTTCCAGTATCCATCGGAAACTCCAGAAGCATGGTGGTGAGGTTGACCACCATCATCATAAGTAGAGTTCGAAGCATCAGTAGCAGTTGCATCTCCATTAAACTCTTCGGTCAAAGTATTAGAATCAACATCATAACTATTCACAGATACATGAACATTGCCCGCACTTGAACCCTCGTACTGACCTAATGATGTTTCTAGATAATACGGTGTTCCTCCAAATGTTCCGAGATATGACAGATTGCGATATGAACTAAAGCTGCTGTATCTGGAAACACTAGATGTACCATTTCGATGAAAATTAATGTAAGGTCGGAATTCCTGATAAGTGCCAGATCCGGTGTAATAACTTATTTCATGGAAACCTCTATAACTAGCACTTCCAGATGATTTATAGGAGTGCATAAATCCACCACCAAGACCAGTACTTGCTGAATTATTTGCAGCATAGGTTGGCAATTGACTCCACAACTCATCACCATCATTCATTGTATGGGCGTAATAAGAACTATAATATGCTTGACCAAGGCCATAGAAATTATTCTGAGTGTGAACAGCCTTGTCTGCACCGTCATCATCTCCAACCATCATCCATAATGGTTGTTCATCATGTACACAACTAACCCAGTTATAAGGAAGGACATTACCAAAATAGTCAGAAGTGTCCGCTGTAGTAGAACCAGTTCTCAGAACAGTAACAGTAGGGCAATATTTATTTCCAAGTCTTAACCAACCACCGAAACATGCTGTTCCATTACCAGCAGTCTGAAATTCTGGTGAATATTGAGAACCCCAATATGACAAAACAGCCGCACTAGTGTTATAAAAATCCTTTGGTTCCGGACCAAATATTGGTGTAAATGTAATGGAATTTACAGGCATTCTGCCATCACTAAGATATCCAATATTGTGACCAGGACGAGTGTCCTCGTAGTAATATTGACCTCCATAAGTCGATCTATATCCTTGTGTTAATACAACTGTCATGAGCTTAACCCTAATTTGTTTTCGACGTAATTAAATGCTTCTCCTGATGAATCCCACAACTGTCTTGGAAGGACATCATATAATTCATTACCATCACTATCAGTTTGACCATTCGGAATTTTTTTAGGTCGTGGATTAAATGGCCATGCCTTTGTTGGCAATTCAGTTGTATCTGAATTGCTATCCTCTAATCCTTCATGTGCAAGAATCTTTGAATTTGGCCCATCAATCCATTCCAGTTTAGTAATCCTTTGAACAACCGATGGTTCACCGACACTATCAATTACTGTAAAATCTTGTCCTGTAAAATACTTTTCCATTTTATCCTGCTATCCTAAAGTTAATGTACAAATCCTCACCAGCAGTTGATGATCCGATTTGTGTAATGTCTACTGTTAAATAATCCCCATTAGAGAAACTTGTTGATGTAAGTGTTTGAGCAGTACCAGATGATGCTCCATCTGCTATGGTGCCTGTCCCAATTTCAACAGTATTCTTTTTAATTGAAACCGTCAATGCTGCCCCTGTAGGCGCTGTTGCAACATACATATCAAACGTGCCAAAGGTTCCATCTCTGGTCATATAAAGCCTTTTGGAACCGGTATTTACAACAAGGGTACCATCATAGTTATATGACTTATTGTCACGATCCTGATTCGCAGTAACTGTAGCAGCCTCTAATGTATTTCTTAGTGTACTTAATAAGGTCATATTAGTTCTCTATTAATACCCAACCGTTTGATTCATTATAGTAAACTAAGTTGGTTCCTGATCTATTTATATCAATTATAAGATCACTGTCAGAGCCTATAATTTTCTTTGTACTTCTGAGAGTAATGTTATTTGTTGCTGCATTGCCGTAACCATCAATGATTCTCAACTCGTCACCCATACTTACATTGCTACCAGAGTCCTGAATTTCAAGTAGAACAGCATTTGAGCTTACATCTACAAATTTCTTTTCATTAGGACTGATCTTCATGCTTGTGGATGTTTCAGTCCAGTTGTTACTGGTAACTGTCGTTGTTACTGCACCAAATGATACAACCTTCAATTCATCATTGAGGTTTGCCGCAGTTGCAAGAACTACAGATGTTCCGTTGGTCGCAGTAAAATCAGAATCACTTAATGCAATACCGTTGAGGAATACCAAACTATTCTCTGGTTCGTAACTCAATGCAGTACCAGAATTATCAGTACCATTGAAGGTTGTCTGAGCAGAGTCAGCAGTAAAGTTAAACGATGTTGCCTTTGCATGAGGTGCAGCGTAGGCAGAAATTGCAACATCATCAAGAGCAGTGGCTCCAGTTGTTAGAACCACAGAGGTTCCATCAGTTGCTGTATAGTCTTCTGATGCCTTTAACAAAATACCATTTACAAATACCTGAATAGCCCCTGCTGCATATGCAAGAGTTTTTCCATTAGCATCAGCTCCACTAAATGTTACCTGTCCACCGGTAGCAGTGTATTCGTATGTGGTAACATTTGGTGTGACAAGAGTACCACGACGCCAGATGATATGAACCTCATCAGCAGAGTCAGCAGGTTCAATCAGTGTAAGTGTTGAAGAACTTGTCTGAGTATAGTCAGCAGAGTCAAGAAGTAGGATACCATTGAGGAATACATCAACAGCACCTGCACCATAGTTCAATGTCTGACCATACGCATCGGTACCTGTAAATACAGTTTGGCCAGAGTCTGCTTGGTATCTATAGAATGTCTGTTGGTAAAGACCTGTAGTTGATCCACCAGCAAGTGATATCACTGCAGCAGAATCAAGTCCACCACCACCCACAGATGATTGTCTTAACTGTACATATGCACTATCTACTATTTCACCAATGATGGTTACAACTGTAGCTGAGTCAGTACCACCTTCAGATTGTGAAATTGTAATTGTCTTTGTAGTACCGGAACCAGAGGCAGTAACAGCAGAACCAACAAAGTTCAAAGTGGTTGCTGCAGTTGCAAGAGGTGTACCCTCCTCTTGAATTGTAATCTCACCGCCAGACTGCCTTGCCTGTACATAGGCAGAATCAATTAGGTTTACAACCTCAGATGAATCCAAAAGCAATTGTAAGGCAACAGCTGAATCAATAGCATTGGCAGTAATTAACTTTATGACCTCTGCTGAATCTACTGTTGTAGGAGTATTAGTGAAATTATTGTAGTCAAGATAATATGAACCGGCTTGCCCACCAAGTGTATCTGCGTCGATTGTAAGAGCATTGATAAATGCTGCATCAACATCAGCTGTAATAATTGCTGATACCCTGGCTGAATCCAAGATTAATGCATTGTCAACAATGACAATATCACCAACCATACCAGAGTGAACGGTACACTGATAAACAAGTGAGTTAGGAGCACTCATATCAGGTGTGAATAATACTGTTCCTGTTTCAGCACCGTTATTTGTTACACCGGTATTATATGCAGAACCACCATTGGAAACTCTGATTTGGAATGGATGACCACTTGCGTTCACAGAGAACTTATAGGTCATTCCTCTTTGTAGATACAATGTAGGATTATCTGCACTTGATGAGAATCCATCACCAGTAAATGTGTAGGCAGATGCACCATTATTGACTACATCAAATACTACCTCAGGTGGTCTTCTGAGTTCAATATATGCTGAATCAATAAGAACCTGAGCCGCATTTGAATCCAAATATTTTGCATCATTGTTGAATGTACTTACGGCTGTTGGTGCCCCTGTCAATGAAGCATAGGCATAATCTTGTCTTAACTGAACATATGCAGAATCAACTAATGCTGTTGTATAATAGGAGTCAAGGAACGGAGCCTCGTTTACCCTTGCAAGGACATAAGCTGAATCAATGGTTGATTCAACAATTGTTGTGGTGTTAATGTATACGGTGGTGGCAGAGTCTGTTAACGACGCTGCAATATCTGAATCAACCCTTGCAGATGTATAATAAAGGTTTGTGCCTTCAGCAAGTGCAGTGGTTGTGTGATTTGATATGTCTGATACAGTACCAGTTACATCACCAGTTAGATCACCCTCAAATGTAGCAGCAACCATTGTGCCGAGGGTAAATGAAGGATCAGATGTATTGATATCACCCGTTACTTCAGGATCGTACTTATTAAAGACTTTGAATTTTTGATCTGATGCATCACGGAAGAAACCAGCATGAGAATATGGAGCATCTGGCAGGTTGTAGTTGCCAACGATACCAAGATCCTGGTTAACAGGAGCAGCAGAATCATACCAATAGTCACCAATTGTATGACCAGTTGTTGCTTCAAATGTAACCTTAATATTATATCGTAATGGGATAAGTGTATTATCGGTACCAAGATCCCAAGTCGTTGCACCATTTGCAGAGTCAAATCCTAATGGCACAAAGTTTGCGGAATCAAATCCCCACTGAATTGTATCACCAAGTGAATCTGTTGCAGTAACTTTTACATAATAAACTAGATTTGAATCACCCTCATAGTAATCTTTGAAGGTTGCATCATTTAGACCAGTACCAACAAAGTTTGCTGTGAGTGTATCACCAGCACCAATATAGATGAAGTTGTCACCAACATTCAAGTTTGTGACTGTTGTCTTAAATTCTGAACCTAAGATACTCAGGTCACCAGCGATAGTTAGATTACCATCAACACGACCGTTACCTTGAACCCTTACACCCTCAAATACTTCTGACCGAGGATTAACCTGAATACAACCACCAACTGCTCCACCAGTAGCAGAGTCAACAACAAGAACGGTACCAACCTCAAATGGATAGTTAGGATATTCTGGTTGGGTTGCTGTAAGTTCACCAGCAGAGTCAAATGATACGTGTACAGTGTCACCAGCAGTAAATCCAACTGTGTTTAATCCACCAAACAAACCACGAACTGTAACAAAGCCGAATGTGGCATTTGCAATTGCATGTGATGTCAAACCAATAGTTGTATAGACAGTATTAAATGCATCTGATTTTGCAAGGGCAATGGTTGGGAAATCATTAGCGGCACCAGTTACATAAACAACTTTACCCTTACCAATATCTGAACCAGAGTTGTTATAAACACGAACAATTTCATCTTGGCCAATCTTAACATTGATGTTACTGTTGGAATATGTAAGAGCATCTGGCCCTTGGAAATAAAATAGATTCCCCTCGGCAAATGTAGGTAGTGTATCCGGAACATCAGCATCAGTATAGGTGGTAGTGTCGAACTTTAACTTTTCAATCTCACCAGAATCTGCAATAAACTTGTTAATTGTAATTGAAGAGTCAAGAGCAATATCACCAGTAGTGCCATTAAAGG